ATGAGCAACATTCACATTGCCGTCAGCGGTGCGGACGCGGCGGTGACCCGGCCCGCCACGCTGACGGCGGGCATGGTGGGCGCGGCGGTGACGTTTTCGTTCTCCGGCGAGGCGTGGGCGGCGCTGGAGAAGATCGCCGTGTTCCGGGCAGGGAATGTCCGCCGGGACGTGACCGCCTGGGAGAACGGCACCTGCGCCATCCCCTGGGAATGCCTGCGGACGCCCGGCGAGCATCTGCTGGCGGGCGTGTACGGCGCGGACGGCGACGGCACGGTGGGGATCCCCCCGGTGTACGCCGACTGCGGCGTGATCCAGCCGGGCGCAGACCCCACCGGCGACCCTGCCGCCGATCCCGACACGCCGTTTTTCACCCCCATGCTGGAGCGTGCCCTGGCGGAGGCCAAGGCCTCCGGCCTGTTTGACGGCGCGGCAGGCCCGGCAGGCGCCCCGGGCGCGAAGGGTGACAAGGGCGAGAAGGGCGATGCCTTCACCTATGCGGACTTCACGGCGGCGCAGCTGGCGGCGCTGAAGGGCGACCGGGGCGAAAAGGGGGAAAAGGGCGACAAAGGGGACACCGGCGCGAAAGGCCCCTCCGGTGACAGCTACACCGTGCTGGGACTGTACGCCACGCTGGCGGCCTTGCAGACCGCCCATCCCACCGGCAGCGCCGGACAGGCGTGGTTCGTGGGCACGGCGGACAGCAACGCCGTGTACCAGTGGGACGTGGACAAGGCCGCATGGATCAACGTAGGCGCACTGAAAGGCCCGAAAGGCGACACCGGCCCTGCCGGAGCCGATGGTGCTCCCGGCGCGAAGGGCGACACGGGCGCGCAAGGCCCCAAGGGTGACCCCGGCGAAAAGGGCGCCACCTTCACCTACGCGGACTTCACGGCGGCGCAGTTGGCGGCGCTGAAGGGCGAGAAGGGCGACAAGGGTGACACCGGCCCCCAAGGCCCCAAGGGCGACGGGGTGGAGGTGTCCGGCAGCAAGGGTCAGTATCTGGGCTTCACCGATACCGACACGCTGGGCGCGGTAAGCCTGCCCAGCGCCAGCACCGGCAGCAAGGGCATCACTTATCTGGTGGACAGCTACGAGCGCACCGACACCGACAAGGCCGTCACCCCCAAGGCGCTGAACAGCGTGTACAAGCTGGTGGAGGACAAGGCCGACAAGTCTGTGTCAAAAGCTGCCACGCTGACGGCGGCGGGGTGGAGCAATGGCGTGCAGACGCTGGCCGTCTCTGGCGTGACGGCGACCGCCAACGGCAGCCTGCGCATCGCCCAGAGCGCCACCGACGAGCAGTTCGCCGCGTGGGGCGCGGCGCAGCCCCGTGTAACGGCGCAGGCGGCGGGTTCGCTGACGGTCAAGGCGGCGGGCGCTGTGCCCGCGGTCGATATTCCGGTGGAGGTGGTGATGGTATGATCCAGACAGAGGGTATTTTTGTGGGCGGCAGCGCCATTTCCGCGCCCATCATCGGCGAGGACTTCAACTGGTCGGGTGGTGACGGCACATATCAGGTGCTGGACGACGGCGGCGGTAACTGGCGTATTAAGTTCCTGTCCAGCGGAACGTTCACGCCGTTGAAAAACATGGTGATCGATGTGTTTCTGGTAGGCGGTGGCGGCGGCGCGGGAAGCAGCTACTGCGGTGCTGGCGGCGCAGGCTACACCACCACCGTGCGGTCTGTGGTGGTGGCGGCCAATACCGCCTATCCCATCGTGGTAGGAGCAGCGGGCACACAAACTTATACAGTGCAATCCGATGGAGGTACATCATCAGCATTCTCCGCAGTAGCAAATGGCGGTCACCATTCAGTGAGTGGAGACAAAACCTGGAAAAAGACCGGAGCAAATGGTGGCTCTGGTGGCGGTGGCCAGTATGCCGATGGCGGCACGGATGGTAGCGACGGCGCGACGGGCGACACCGCTGGCGGCAAGGGCCAAGGTACTACCACCCGCGAATTTGGCGAAGCGGACGGCGACCTTTACGCTTCCGGCGGAGGCGGAAACCTGAAAGCCACCGTACCTAACTCCGGCAACGGCGGTTATTATGGAGGTAGCACCAGCGTTAAACCTGCCGACGGCATTGTGGTCATCCGGCAGCACAAGGAGGTGGCGGCATGAGATATGCGATCGTGACAGGCGGCGCGGTGACCAACGTCATCGCCCTGCGGGAGATCAACGCCGGGGATTTCCCCGGTGCAGTAGCGCTCCATGACCGCCCGGTAGGCATCGGGGACACGTACAGCGAAAGTAAGTTCTGGCGGGATGGCGAAGAACTTCTGACATCCGACGAGAAGATCGCCGCCATGCAGACGGCGGCGGTGGCGGTGCTGCGGTTCGTGGTGGCCGATAATGACCGGCTGGCCGCCGGCGCTTTGTACCCCAAGTGGGCAGCGGGAGCGCACAGCATGGGCGACATCTACACCGCTCGTGGGCAGGTGTGGGAATGCATTCAGGGCTACGACAATGCCGTCTACCCGGATATCGTGCCGGGCGGCACGGCGTGGGGCACATTCCACCGCCCGCTGCACGCTACCGCGCCGGAGCAGGCCCGGCCTTTCGTAGCTCCCACGGGAGCGCACGATATCTACAAGGCGGGCGAATACATGACGCTGGATGGGGTGCTGTATAAGTGCCTGCAAGATACGGCGTACAGCCCGACGGAATACGCCGACGCATGGGAGGCGGTCGTATGACGGAAGCCATCATCGTGGCGGCGCTGGGGCTTGTGGGCACGCTGGTTGGCAGCTACCTTGCCAACCGCAAGAGCACCGCCCTGATCGCCTACCGGCTGGAACAGCTGGAGCAGAAGGTCAGCAAGCACAACAAACTGGTGGAGCGCACCTACGCGCTGGAGGAGAGCGTGGCGCTGATGGACGAGCGGGTGCGGGTGGCCAACCACCGCATCGCCGATCTGGAAGGACACGCATAGGATAGGATAGAACCGAAAAAAGGAGGAATCGCATATGAAAACGAAAACCAATTGGAAGCTCTGGTTCAAGGCGGCGGGCATCCGCGCCCTGCGCACCATGGCACAGACGGCGGCGGCCACCATCGGCGCCACTGCCGTGCTGTGTGAGGTCAACTGGCTGGCGGTGGTCAGCTCCACGGTGCTGGCGGGCATTTTGAGCCTGCTGACCTCGCTGGCGGGCCTGCCGGAGCTGGAGGAGTGAGCCATGCCCAACATCTATCTCAGCCCCGAGGACAGAGCCAGCAACACCTACGCGCCGTCGGCGCTGTGGAACGGAAAGCCCACCAATGAGAAGGAGCAGATGGGCCGCTGCGCCGACCTGCTGGAGACGGCGCTGACGCGCTGCGGCTTCACGGTGCGGAACGTCCAGCGGGGCAACATGTATGATCGGGTGCGGGAGTCCAACGACTGGCCCGCCGCGCTGCACATCGCCCTGCACACCAACGGCTTCAACGGCAAGGCGTCCGGCACGCGGGTGCACTGCTATCCCTCGGAGGAGAGCCGCCGCATCGGGCGGCTGATCCAGGATCGCATCGCGCCGCTGTCGCCCGGCGGGCCGGATAAGCTGGTGGAGAGCGCGGGACACTACGAGCTGCGGGCCACCCACATGCCCGCCGTGCTGCCAGAGTTCGGCTTTCACGATGAGCCGGAGGAGGCCCGGTGGCTCATCGACAGCATGCCCCAGATCGCGGAGGAGACCTGCAAGGCGGTGTGCGACTATTTCGGCATGGCCTACGTGGCGCCGGAGACGGAGCCTGCGGAAACGCCGGAGCCGCCGGTGGAGGACACGCCGCTGTACCGGGTGCAGGTGGGCGCCTTCCGCTTCCGCCGCAACGCGGAGGAGTACTGCGAAAAGGTAAAGGCCGCCGGTTTCCCGGAGGCCTTCGTGACGGGGTAA